GCTGGTGGCAACAGATGTGGTGTATTATTATCACCCTCTCTTGATATACCAGTACCATTCACAAATACATCACCAGAACAAGCACTTCTCATTGGTGTACTACAATGAGTTACATCTGCATCAACTGAATCTCCTCTACATACTGCGGGCATTTTCTTTCTCCATTAATTCTTTTAATCGCTCATTCCAAAGATAAGTAGACCCCTCACAACCATCTACTTGTCGTTCTTCTTCTGGAACATCTGGAAGAAACTTTATCACATTATCAAAGTTCTCTGGAATATCTTCCCACTCTGTAAATGTTTTTAACTCACCGTTAATGAGTAATACAAATTCGTGTGCCATATTAGTTTAAGTCTATTCTACCGGCCGTTACTTTAAATGTTGGGCCACCTGTTATCGTTATACCAGATGAAACATTGGTAGTTTGAGATGAACTAAAAGTTTCTTGGACTGCACCAGTAACAGTTGTCGTTGACGTTCCTGTTACTGTTTGTGCGAAATCAGCATCAGTTGATATACCAACATTACCTAATCCCGTAATATCAATTGTAGTCCCGGAAAGTAATGTAGTAGATAGTCCAACAGTAGTTGCTAAAGTACTTAGATATACTTTTTGAACAGCCCCACTAATAGTTTCACTTAGATCACCACCAATACTAATTCCTCTGTGACTTGTAATATTTATAGTTTGTTCTTTGTTGACGAATAAATCATCATTACCGTTAATTACTATCTTTCTATCACTTAACACTTCTGTAACTTCATTACCAGTAATCTTTGTTCGTTTATCTCCATGCACATTTAAGTGATAGTCACCATATACCTCTTGAACCAAGTCACTTTTATACAACATACGACAATCACCTTCAATAGTGACTTCACAAGAACCTGATATCAAAACTTTTTTATCTTTTAATGTAATCTCATACTCATTACCAACTATCTTGGTGACTTTTGTTCCATCTGGTTGTATTTCTTCAAAAGTTCCTGTCTTATGAAACTTATGTAATCGTTCAGCACTTGGTGTATCATCCCATTCTTCTACATGACCTGATTCACTCATTCTAACATGATTGAATGGATATANAGAACTAATCCCCANATNAGGATGATATTCAGTAGGACTATCAGCTGTTCCACCATAACGAGGATTGGGCTCATTCCATGGCGTAAAAGCATATAGTGGATCATTATCAGTATTCTCAATAGAAGTAGAAATATCTCCTGCTAATGCAGTTGGTACACCAAGTTGTCTTGATTTTCTTTTTGAGATAAGTGATGGTGAATCTTCACCATTCTTTTCACTAACAGGTAATACACCAGAACCNCGTGCCAATCTATTAGTATCTGGTTCATTTAAATTTGTTTGTAATGGATACTTCCCGTCTGGATCATTGAAACCTAATGAAGGATTAGCACCTTCTTCTGGTATACCACCGAATGTTCCCGTGATAACAGGTTCTTGTCCACTCCTTCCATCACGAAAGAAACCGAANACCCAAGTTCCTTCAACAGGACCCANTGGTGTAGTACCAATACCATTCATAGCCGCAGACGTTATTGGTTGACTTGGNGTTGCCCAAGGTAAATCAGCAGTAGGGATTCCCACACCATCAACCTTATTATCAGTATGATAACCAAGAATACGCACTCGACATCTACCCAGTTTAAGTGGGTCTATTCTATCTTCTACAACACCTTGCCACCAAATAAATTCACCGAACATTATTAATCCTCTTTTCTTGATTCACGATATGGAACCATTTCTTCTAATCCATCCTTAGATAACTCAACACCCATTCTATAATCTGCTTTATTATTATCTTTATTAAACATATGTTTAATTGCTGTTATTATAAAATGACCACTAAGTGATTTATCATTTACCTTATCACTTCCGCCATCTTGACTTGATGTTTCTGGTGATGGTATAACTACATCTATAATTTGACCAACTCTTAAATTAGACATACCAGCAATTTCTACATATAAATTCAGACCTTCATATCTACCTATATCAGCAAATCGTTGTAATTTCCATTCTTCTACTTTATTATCATATAGATCAGTATTGTTTATTGAATACATTTGATTATGTTTTGGATAAAATACTACTCTACTATCAATCATACTTGATAAGCTTTTTTCATCAATTGTTGGAAAGTTATTTGCTTCTTCATTTGGAGCATAAGTTGTTCGTGNAACTCCAGCTGATTTAGTTTCTATATCTGAATTTGATAATGGAGGANACATTCCTAGATGATTACCTGCAAACCAATTATTAAATCCATTATATTCATATTGTGTTATTTTTTTTGTAGTAATATCATGTGTAATAAGTTTTGAAGCATAAACACCACGTTGTGTGTTTTTATTTTTATTAAAACTTCTAATAAATTTAAACTTCTCTACTCTAATTTTTCCTGCTGCCAAATTCGCAACTCCAGCTGAATCAGCAANTCTTGGTTCAATTACAAAAACGAGTACAGGCTCTGCTTGTATTAATGTATCTAAATTAATAAAAAAAGTACCGTCAATGGTTTCATAAAAAAGATAATTAACTATTGATGAATTTTCTGAGATGGCTCGTTTTGATAACCATGTAATAGCTTCAATAGGATTTAAATTAGGTATAATACATTTTTCAATTCTATCAGTTGATTCAATCACACATGGCTTATTACCATCGTCTAAGTATGTAGTATGTATATCACGAACAATTTGACTAATTGTTTTATCTCTATATGATTTTGATACTTTTGAATGAATACTACTCATGTATTGTTCAGATACTAATTCCAAAGAAACTATTTGAGATTTTGGTTTTGTAAATTCTCTATCTTTAATAGAATTAATATGAAATAGGGGTGGTTTAACACTCAACGAATCATCATCAAGTCCGCTTAGACTTATATCAATTTCAATTGTTTCTTCACCAACCATAGGAAGTTTATATGCCAAATTATGTGAATCAAGAAGCGTTAAATTTGCTCTTAAAGAAGATTCAAACAAATTTTCATAGATTACTAATTCAGTAAATGAAGGAATTAAATTAAATGCTTTAGTAGCAGAATGAATTTTAAAACTTCTAATAGCAATATCAGAAGCATTTATTTGATTTGGCATTATGTTATTCTACAATGATTTTTTTAAATTCAGATACAATTTCTTGTGTGTACTCTGATTTAATAACATTAATAGTTCGTTTCGCATCATTTAATGTTTCTTCATATAGAAAGTTAGTGATAGCTGTTGCACCAGATGCTGTTGAATCTACTTCATAACCATCTACATCTTCATAGTGATGAGTACTATTGATATTTGCTTCACCATATTTCTTAATAACAAATTTCTTTAAGTCAATATAAGTCAATGGCCAGTCATAGTATGGATTTGTCATATAGTTACCATACAAAATAATCCAATGTAGTGTTGAATCACCATATACTTGATGTGAAAGTGATTCAGGAGTATCACCGTCTTTAACAAAGTATTGTTCAAAATATGCTCTATTTACTATATCAAGCCTCTTTCTTACACGCTTAAGTATATCAGTAACTAACTGAACACTTCTACTATTTTTTGTTCCACGAACATCGTATCTGATCGTTGGAAAATATTTAAAATATGCCATTAAAATCTCCTATTAGTACCTGCAAATCTACCAATTTCTGTAGTACCTATAATATCTTCACCTGTAACCAATTCTGTTTCTGTAAATGATAATCCAAGTGAAATTTCAGCGGGCGCACCATTTTCTAATGATCTCCATGCATTTTGTGCGGCGAAATTTGTAGTAACATTTTTACAAACACACATCTTTATTTGTGGTATATATTCATTAGTTTCAAACTTACCTGCATTTTTTGTTAAAAACTCAATATGAAATTCTTCTGGATAAGAAAAGAATCCTGACTTACCATGAGTATATAATGGTTTAGAAAAATACCTGAATGTTTCGATGATGTTTTGAACTGCCATTACTTCGGTTTGATTTCTTGCTCTGAAAGTAAAATTAAAAGTAAAGTCACGAAAATCAATTCCAGAAAATGTCATCTCTTTATACGGATTAGCTATCTGTCCAGTTCCAGATTCTAAACCTTTTTGTAATCCTGAACCACCTAATGATCCAAGTATAGCACCAGCAGCGGCTCCACCCGGTAATTTTAACAACATTGACGTTAAAGCACCAGTACCACCACCAGCTATATTAGAAAAATTACTAAACATTCCAGAGGCAGCAGAATCAGAAAATCCACCTTTTCCTTTTGCCATACCACCAACCATTCCTCCTAATTCTGCCCCTTCCCAGTTTGATTGATCTGTGAAAGCAATCTCATTAGGCATATTTAAATAAATTTCTCCTAATTGATCTGTACCTTCTTTGATTAACGTCATATAAGATTTTTGTCTTAAACCTGCTGAACCTTCTTTAATGATATTCACACCTTCTTGCGCTGAATTAGATGCAACGTCGGCCAAGCTTGGCGATGAATATAACATATTTAATTCATCTATCCTATCCAGCATTTTTGTTCTTGCAGTTTCTCCTTCAGTCTCCTCCAATTGTTCTGTTATTTCACGAATCATTTCAGTAATTTTTTTATCAGGCATAACTGCCTCTTTAAATCTTCTTCCAATAGTATTCAACGATGTTTGTATTTTCTCTAAACTAGCACCACGTCTTTTATAAATGGTAAATTTAATAGACTCAGGATAAAATTCATCACCAACTGAATCAATAGGATAAATTAATGTTTCATTTGTAACTTTTTGACGTTCTCTTTTTTGTGTTTTGGCCATATCAGTATACTTTCCCTTTAAATTGTTGATGCTTTCATTCTTGTTTCTTTCCAGATTTGTTGACTGGCCGTTCTTGAATCATTTTCATTAAAAAACTTTTCTGTTTCTACCATGATAGCTAATTCCCAATCTAACGGATGTACATTAATTATTTTTGACTGTAGATTATTATAATTGTATCTTCTTATTGCTTGTTTTCCAAATTTATATTTCTTATTAGTATTAACTGCATTTATAAATTGTCTGAAATTTAATTGTGTCGATAAATCAAAATTTAAGTTACTTAAATGATCAAACATATCTCCCAACAGCACTGCTCTCATTTTTGGTACAAGATAATGAAAATTGATTCCATCAAAATAATCTTTTCCTCTATTTAAAACAAAAATCAATGGATATAGGTCATATGTTGATGTTACTTCATCTGGTCTATAAGAAAAAAACATCATTTTACCTCTAAGAGGTCTACCTACTCTTGTACCACCTTCTTTTAACATTCTAGTATAACTAAATCCTGTACTATAGTTAATAGCATAATCATGATAAAATGTTCTGGCTTCTTCACTTCTATCTATGATGTTTTGTTTCTTTGCTTCTTTATGTGCTTTTTGGAAAAAAGTTTCATTTTTTAAATAATCTATATGTTCTTCTAATACATCCATAAGATGTACTTCTGTTATTTCAGCCGTTCCTTTGACAGCTCCCCTAATAGACATTTTCCTTATATTTTCTAATTTAGGAAAACCAAGTGGTACAAAGTATTTAGTATACGCTCGTTGCTCTGCACTAGTAAATTTCACTACTATTGCTTGAATTTCTTTTTGTCCAGAAAGTTCAGCTAAAGTCTTAATCTTTTTTGCATTTCTAAGTTTTATGATTACACCAAGAAATTTTCTGATCCCTGGAGTTCGTGAAGCCATTACCAATGACTTTAATGATCTTCCTTTAAGTGTTCGTATGAGCGTTGCCATGTATATATTTATAATAGTTTCTTAGATTTCTTTGTCTTGATTTCTAGTTCTTTTTCAGTTATAATCACGAATTCCCACCCTCTTTTCTCTGCCCATTTACGAGCAGCCTTCCATTTCGCCTGATTCATTACATATGATTTGAGTTTTTTGATATATCCTTGTGTCTGTTTCTTGGGTTTTCTTGGGGGTTTACATTGTTCTGCTGGCTTCACTTCAATTATGTATTTCTTATGTTCTCCATCAATTGTTCTTACTTTGACNTAGAAATCAACGAAATATCGTCTAGTTTTTTTCTCTGCTGGACTATAATATGGAATAATAACATTTTCAGANCCCCATTCAATTATATTGGGGTGAGTATCTAAATACTTCATATACTTCAACTCCCATGATGAACGATACTGGCATTCCTGAAGATTTGCCACATACTTTTCTTTATTTTGTACTATATAACGACCAATTCTTGGATATTTTTTCATAAAACTGTTATAAATATAGTGTAGTTCAAGTATTTATAACAGGAGAAGAAAATGGCATTAACAATATCAGATATTAAAGCAAGGACAACGGCTTCATTTGCTCGATCTAGTTTGTTCAAAGTTTTGATAACAATACCTGGAGTTGATTCTAATAAAACAAAAGTCTTAACCTTAAATTGTTACAATGCACAAATTCCTGGATTATCTATAGCGACAACTGATAAAGACTTAGGCTATCGTTCTGTAGCTTATCAGAAATTGTATGATGATGTTTTGTTATCATTCTATTGTAGTGAAGATTTATCTGAACTTAAAGTTATGCAAGATTGGTTGAAACTAATAAGTAATCCAACAAATAATCGTTTAGGATATTATGATCATTATACATCTACTGTAGATATTATCCACTTGTCTAGGTCACATAAATTANATGCAGACGATAATAATAAAACACTAGTAACAACATTACATGAAGCATATCCTAAGAAAATTGATCCAATGCAATTAGATTATTCTTCTCAGGATATAATGCGTATGACTGTTAGTTTTACATATAGACATTTTACACAAGTATGGGGAGATAAAGAAAAGACAGCATAATATCGTTAATTAACAACAACATTATTCTTATATAGGAGTGAATGAAATGGGCTTACCTTCAATTACAGTACCACAGTATAGTTTAATATTACCATCAACAGGAAAAGAATACAAGTATAGACCTTTTCTAGTTAAAGAAGAAAAAATTCTTCTTATAGCAATGGAAAGTGAAGATGAAAAACAAATAATAAATGCAACCATTGATATAATTAAAAATTGTGTTGTTGGTGACATAAATATTGATGATTTACCAATGTTTGATATAGAGTATATTTTTCTTCAATTAAGAGGAAAAGCCAAAGGTGAAGTACTTGAATTAAAATATACTTGTCCAAAATGTAATGGACAGATTCCAATAGCTATTAATATAGAGGACATTAAAGTAAATAAAAAAGATGATCATACTAATAAAATAGCATTAGATGATACTTTGGGTATTGTTATGAAATATCCTAACATTGAGATACAAAGAAAACTAGTAGATGTTCAAAAAGATAAAAGTAGTGTAGAAGGACTGTTTGAAACTATTATTCATTGTATTGATTACATTTATGATGCAGAATCAACATATCCAGCAAAAGATCATACACAAAAAGAATTAGTAGATTTCTTAGAGTCTTTGAATGATAAACAATTTCAAGATATAACAAAGTTTTTTGAAACAGCACCTACACTTAAACATGAAATAGATTTACATTGTAAGAATAAAGCAAAAGGTAAAGACTCAAAAGTTTGTAATTATAAAGAAAAGGTTATGTTGGAGGGCCTCAACTCTTTTTTCGAGTAGCCCTTTGTCATGAATCACTTCAGAATGTTTATACTACAAATTTTGCATTAATGCAACATCATAAGTATTCACTTACTGAATTAGATAATATGATTCCGTGGGAAAGGGAGATTTACATGGCATTATTAGTAAAACATATCCAAGAAGAAAATGAAAGAATTAAACAACAAAACAAAGGATAAGTAAAATGGCAACAATGGCAATGGATTATACCGGTTTTACTAAAAGTATAAACACTCTGACAGATTTATTTAAACAATCTATTGGATTACAGAAAAACCTCCTAAAAAGTCTTGACACCTCTGCTATAGCTCGTCATAGTGCAAGTCCCCTTGAAAAATCCCTCGACACTATAAGAGAATCATCTGTTTCATTCAACGAGAAAACTTTGCGTTGGCATGATGACCAAACTAACAGGATGGTCAAAGGTACTGATCCTAGAGTTGTTGCACAAAAAGCAATGGGAGCAAAGAAAAGTGATGGTGATAATGATAGTTTATTAGAAAAATTAACTGCCATAGAAGAACATACTAAAAATACATCTGAATCACTATATGGGGATAGACAAGTATCAGCAGAAGAACTTATGGAGGAAGAAGCTTATCAGGAAAATAGAGATAAGGATGTTGCCAAAGCCGCAAAAGAACGAAAAAATACTTTAGGTGGTATATGGGAATCTATAAAAGAAGGTAATAAAGAGAATTGGTTTGTAAAACATTGGAAAAAGATAGCACTTGGATTGTTTGTTTTGTTTGCTCCTCTCAAATGGTTAGTCAAAATATGGGAGTTCGTCAAGGATGTGTGGGACTTTTCTAAAGACCATCCACTTATAGCTGGTATTTCAGCATTAACTCTTTACTTTACTGGTGGTGCTTTTATTAAAGCATTAAGTGCAATTATTCTGAAAAAAGGACTAGAAAAAGGA